TTCGTTATACTTGGGGTACAGTCAATCGTGAGACACCCCAAGGAGGCGAGCACGGTGGCGACAAAGGTTGACGAACTCACCCGCAACGAAGCCGACCGCAAGAGAAACACAGCGCACTATGCAAGGTTGTTGGAAGTGCTCGGCGACGGGCGCGAATGGGAGTACACAGGCATCTGCAAAGACCTGGAGAAGCCGGTCGGCAAGTGCGCTTGTGGCCACCCCGTCAGGTATGAGTTCGTGATCGAGCGCATGAGCGACAAGAAGACAGCGGTGTTGGGCAGCGAGTGCATCAACTACTTCAAGGAAGTGAACCCGGAGACCTTCGCCGCAATGCAGGCAGCGCACGCGGCGATACTCGCGAAGCTGGCAGAAGCGAAGAAGGCAGCGAAGGCAGCCCAGCAGGCAGTAGAGGTTGAGGCGGCGCGGCACACCTGGCAGGGCTGCAAGGAACGGGCGGAAGCCATTCTGGAGGCTGCGAGCGACGACAATCGGTTCCTGCCCTATGATCTCTACCGACTCAGATACCGCACCGCCTATCTTGACGAGGCTCCCGAGTACCAGCGGGCCTGCGACCTGCGCAAGTGGTACGAGAAGGCAGCGAAGGAAATCGGGCGAGTGCTCGGAAACCTGAGCCCGGTTCACACCTGGGAGCGCAGGCGCGGCTATCGGTCGAGTTGGGGGTGGCGTGAGTGACCAGTGCGCACGCATGGCTACTGCAGACGCTGCCCCACCACGCCGAAGAAGACCGTGAACGGGCGAGTACCTGGGCGCTGACCAATGACCGGAACGCAGCCCGCTCGCTTGCCGAGCACACCAGCGGCGCGACCCGCCGCAAGTACCTGGCGATAGCAGCGCGCATTGAGGGCTACCTCTTCGACTTCGCGGGAGGTGCCTTCTGATGGCAACCGGGGTTAACCCCACCGTACCTGAGATGATCGACCAGCTCCTCTCCGGCGCCTTCGCGGGCCGGGGAGGAAACCGTGCCCTGTGCCGCGCCCTGGGCGTAACGAAGCTGACTCTGTACCACTGGCGCTCCGGGAAAACGGAACCGACCTACGAGAACCGGCAGGCCCTGATCGCCCTTTGGCGTGCGGAGGTGGGCGAGTAATGCGCGCCCTTTCCGTCAAACAGCCGTGGGCAGACGCGATAGTGACCGGCGAGAAGACCGTCGAAGTTCGCTCCTGGCCCACGAACCACCGGGGTGAGATCGTCATTCACGCGAGCAGCAGGCCCGCCACAGGAATGGCCGAGGAATGCCGTGGCCTGCCGCTGGGCCATATCATCGGCACAGTGGAGATCATCGACTGCCGCCCGCTGACAATGGCCGACGTTGACGCGGCGCTCCTGCCCGAAGACTGGCGGCCCGGCGAGTGCAAGGGCATGTTCGCCTGGGTACTCGCCAACCCGCGCGAAGTGGTCGAAGTGCCCATGCCCGGCAAGTTGAACCTGTGGCACATTGACGAAGCGCTGGTCGAGCACGTGTAACCGGCAAGCGCACAAACAGAGAGCAGCGCGTGCGCCGCCTTCACCGGGCGGCGCACGCGCGTAACCGCTCGCGACATGCTGCGGGCGATAGCATATAGCCGCGACGAGTAGACACATCCGCTACAGGAGTAGCCTGCGTGGAGATTGTCTCTGTCCCGATAACCAGCCTGTCACCGCACAGCAGGAATTACCGCTCCCACTCCGAGGCCCAACTCGCCCACTTGCAGGCCAGCCTGCAGGAGTTCGGCTGGGCGCGCAACGTGGTAATCTCCAGCGACAACGTGATCCTGGCGGGGCATGGCATCGTGGAGGCCGCGCGGCGCAGGGGCGAGACGGAAGTGCCCGTGCATCGGCTGAACCTGCCGAGTACGGACCCGAAGGCCGAGAAGTTCATGGTCTTGGAGAACGAGGTCAGCAGGCTTGCGGAGGACGACGAGACGCAACTCGCCGCGCTGCTCGCCGACGTGCAGAGCACGGAGGGGCTGGACGGCACCGGGTGGGACGACGGGGCGCTTGACGCGCTGATCGGGGAGATGGCGAAGCAGCAACCGTACTCGCCGAATCTACAGCCGGAGCTGGCAGACAAGCAGTATACCGATGGCGACATAGACAAGGAACAGCAACGCTTGGCTGGGCAGTATCAGAAGGAAAAGGACCTTGTTGAGATTACCTGCCCGCACTGCGGAGGCGAGTTCTTCATTGACAAGTGAAGAGGTAGCACAGGCAATCAAGGAACACGCATGGATATACGCAAAGACCATGCCGCAGAACCCGCATGAGTATACCCTGCGCAAGCAGTGGGGAGACGATGCGCTCTTCGATGCTGTAGTCACCCACATCCGGGAGCACGGGTATGAGACAGTCTACCAGGGGCGCAAGTACATTCAACTTGACGTGGGCGAGTTCTTCTACTGGACGATGGGCTCACCGTTGAAGGATACCATTCTGATCAACCGCAAGCGGCTAACCGGTTACACGCCGGAACAGATAGCAGAGTTGAAGGAGATCCGCCGGTGACGCCAGGGTACGATGACATAGCGGAGGTCTACGACAGCCTGTTCACTGACGAGGAAAGCCTGTTGGAGAACCAGGCGGTCTTTGCGATGATCGGGGATATGTCAGGCCTGAGCGTGCTTGACGTGGGGTGCGGTACCGGCCTGTTACTGGATTACGCGCAGCCAGCATCTTACCTCGGCATTGACCCGTCTGAGGGTATGCTCAGGCAGTTTGCACGATTGCACCCTGAGAACGTAGTCAAGGCTACGCTTGCGGAATACGCTAGCGGCAACGGACACGCGCACTTTGACTTGGCCGTCGCGTTGTTCGGGGCTGCCAGTTACCTGAGCGCAGTTGAGTTGAGTACGCTAAAGACGCTGGCGGGGCGGGTCTTCGCTATGTTCTACAAGCAGGGGTACACGCCGGTGACCTACCTGCGCACCGGGGTCTTCGTTGAGCAGGAGTGGTCAGACCCGCGCTGCCTGGGGGAGCCTACCGCGGAGATCGGGAACTTCGTGGTGGTGGACACTAGATGAAAGTCTACCTCGCGCAGAACGTCTGGGACGCCGCGCTTGACCGTATCAGCTGGCTATTCGACGAGTTCCCTGAGGTCATCGCCTGCATCTCTGGCGGAAAGGACAGCACGGTCATTCTGAATCTCTGCCTACAGGTAGCTAAGGAGAAGGGCCGCCTTCCGCTGTCAGTCTTTTTCATTGACCAGGAGGCCGAGTGGGCAACGGTCATTGACTACATCCGCGCGGTGATGAACAGGCCGGACGTGAACCCGATCTGGTTACAAGTCCCGCTCAGGCTCTTCAACGCGACATCCAATACCAACCAGTGGCTGCACTGTTGGGAGCCGGGGGCGCAGTGGATGCGAGAGAAGGAGCCCAACAGCATCCACGAAAACACATTCGGGACGGACAGATTCGCGGAGATGTTCGGGGCCTGGTTGAAGACTGAGCGTAAGGGGCAGTCGGTTGCGCAGGTATCAGGAGTGCGCTGTGAAGAGAGCCCCACGCGAATGAATGGCATAACGCACGGAAACGTGTACAAGGGGCGGACGTGGGGGAAGGTCTGGAATCGGAAGCATGGGCATTTCGCATTCTACCCGATCTACGATTGGTCATACACAGATGTCTGGAAAGCAATCCATGACAACGCATGGGACTATTGCAGCATCTACGACGTGATGTACCAGTATGGGGTCCCGGCGACGAAGATGCGTGTCTCAAATGTCCACCACGAGACAGCGGTGTGGGACCTGGAATACCTGCAGGAGATGGACCCGGAGACATGGAGCGCCCTCACCGAACGGTTGTCAGGCTGTAACGCTGTGGGGCAAATGCAGGGTCAGTGGTTCATCCCGGCGGAACTCCCGTGGATGTTCAATGACTGGAAAGAGTATCGGGATCACCTCTGCGAAAACATGCTGACTGACCCGCAGGCGAGGGCCAAGATGCGTGCGCTGTTTGAGCGCGGGGAACGTACAATAGCTGACCAGTACCACGAGGCCATGTACAAAGTGCAGATCGCGATGGTGCTGGTGAATGACTTGGAGGGAACTAAGTGGGCAAGTTGGTCAGTAGCGCACCTGAATTGGCATCGGGCACGCAATCCGCAGACCTCTCCAAGCATCCGGTAAGCGCCGTCAAGTGGGTACCGCTTGAGCAGGTAGAGCCCAACGACTACAACCCGAACAGCGTGGCACGGATAGAGATGGGCCTGCTGCTAACGTCCATCCTGCACGACGGGTACACGCAGCCGGTCGTCACGATCTACGACGCCGACCGGGACAAGTACGTGATTGTGGACGGCTTCCACCGCTACTTCGTCATGCTGTCCAACGAAGAGGTACGAGCGTCAACTGGAGGGCTGCTCCCGGTTGTGGTCATAGATAAAACCATCAGCGAACGCATGGCCTCAACAGTCCGGCACAATCGGGCGCGTGGCAAGCACAGCGTGCAGGGTATGTCGAGCATGGTCTTCAAGATGCTTGACGACGGGATGACCGACGCACAGGTATGCAACGAACTCGGGATGGAGCCGGAAGAACTCCTGCGGCTGAAGCATATCACCGGGTTCTCTAAGCTGTTCGCGGATCGGGAGTACAACAAGTCGTGGGTGACGCGCAGCCAAATAAGGGTGCGTCAAGAGTACGAAACGCAAGCGCCGGAGGGCGCGTGAACGATATGCCACGCAAAGCAAAACCGACGCCGAAACTGCTGGAGCGCGCGGTTGAAGGAACTGAAGAAAACGATGCGCGCCTTGCCGAGTACAAGGCGGGCTTGAAGTTGCTGGACCCGGAAGACCGCCGCAAGCGCATTCAGGCAATGATCGCGGCGCAACCCCGCGTGCAGGCGGCGACCCTCGCGGAACTGTTTGGGGTCTCGGAAAGCACCATCTACCAGGACATGATGGCCCTGCGCGACGAGGCCCGGCAGCGGTTCGCCGGGGACCCGGACGTGCGCGCGGACCTGTTCAAGACCTTCGAGGACATCCGCGATGCGTCGCTCAGTGACGCGGTATTGGTGCCCGCCGACAATCCCGCCCGAAGCGCGCACAGGCGCAATGCGCTATCTGCGCACAAGGACCTGATCGACGTGATGTTTCGGTGCGGCTGGGTGGCAGAGGTGCCGAAGCGCCACGAACTCACCGGGGCGGGCGGCGGGGCGCTGCAGGTGGAAACCAAGTCCAGCCTTGCGCTACTCGCCGACCCGGAAGCCTGCGCACTCGCGACGCAGCTAATCAGCCGTCTCTCAGGCGGCGAGGAACAGATCGATGGACCCGAAGCACCTCACGAGGGATCAGAGGATTGAAATAGCCCGGCAGACGCCTGCGGGTCTTGCATGGGTGTTGTCGGATGGCCGTTGGCATTGCGCGCCGCACCATGCACTCCTGAACCTGCGGCTCATGGACCTCGCGGCACGGCGCATCAAGCGCCTTGCGGTCTTCATGCCTCCGCGTCACGGGAAGAGCCAACTCTGTAGCCGGTACTTTCCGGCATGGCTGCTCGGGCAGATGCCGGATGAACGGATCATCCAGGCAGGCTACGGGAATACATTCGCGGCCACCTGGGGGCGGCATACCCGGAACGCGATTGACGAGGCCCACAAGCTCGGGGTCTTCGGCGTGCGCGTGGACCCGGCGAAGTCCAGCGCCGACGAGTGGGAGATACTCGGGCACGATGGCGGCATGTACTGCGTCGGCATGGGCGGCGGTGTCACCGGGCGCGGCGCGGACCTTCTCACGATTGACGACCCGGTGAAATCCCGCGAGGAGGCGGACAGCCTCACGTATCGGGAGAAGAACTGGAACTGGTACACGGATGACCTGTACACGCGCCTGCACCCTGGGGCGCGCGTTTTGCTTGTGGCTACGCGCTGGCACCACGACGACCTGCCAGGGCGCATCATCGCCCACGACCAGGGGCGCGAAGACTGGACGATCATCAACCTTCCGGCTCTCGCCGAGGAGAACGACCCGCTCGGGCGTGCGCCGGGTGAAGCCCTCTGGCCCCAGCGTTACGACATTGCGGCACTTGAGGACAGGCGGGCGACGCTGGGCAGTTACGGGTTCGCGGCATTGTACCAGCAGAGGCCCGCGCCGCGCGAAGGCGGCATGTTCAAACGCCACTGGTTTGAAATCGTGGACGCGGCCCCGGCGATTGGCGACAAGGCGCGCGGATGGGACCTTGCAGGCACAGCAGAGGGCGGCGACTACACGGTGGGCGTGCGGGGCGTCAAGAATGGGCGCTTCTACATTGACGACGTGCGGCGGGAGCAACTCGGGCCTGCGGGCGTGCGCGACCTGATACGGGTCACTGCACAGCAGGACGGGAAGCAGGTGCGTATATCGATACCGCAAGACCCTGGGCAGGCGGGCAAGGCGCAGACGCAGGAACTCGTCAAGCTATTGGCAGGACATATCATCCACGCATCGCCAGAGACGGGACCGAAGCACCTGCGGGCGGAGGCGTTCGCCGCGCAGTGCGAAGCCGGGAACGTGGCATTGGTGCGTGGGCCGTGGAATGAAACGTTCATCGATGAGTTCTGCAACTTTAACCCGGACGTGAAGGACCAGCAGGACGACCAGATCGACGCGACGTGCCGGTGCTTCACGGCGTTAACGGACGCAGCGGGGCTCGGCGGTATCTCGGCAGGCTACATAGAGAGGCAAGCATGAGACTCTGGCCGCTCACAAAACAGGCGCGCCAGGCAGTCGCGGCGGCAGGCGACGTGCCCTCCGTGTCCCCGGATACGCCGGTCATCAGCGTCGCCAGCAGTTCGCGCAGTTACGACAGCCCATTGGGTATTGTCGGCACGAACACGCTGAAGCAGGACGTTGACCTCGCGGTCTACGACAGCCTGATCCGGGCGTTCCCGTTCCTTGACGTGGGCCTGCGCAAGCTCGCTCGCATGATCGTGCCGTTCACCGTCAAGTGTGACAATGAAGCCACCGAGACCGCGCTGAACGAGTGGATAGGCAACTGCGTTGTCGAGGACGTCTTCCGTGGCATTACGCCGTTCACGCGGCCTTACGTGCGGCAGGCTTTGCAGTACGGCCATGCGGCGGGCGAGATCGTGCTGTCTGAGACGAAGCGCGACATTGCCGGGCTGACGGTCATCGACGCGAAGAAGGTCCGGCTCATCCGCACGGAGGAAGGCCTGCAGGTCGGGGAGCGCAATGCCCTTGGGCAGGAGATCATCTACCCGGACCAGTCGCTCATCCTGTACTCGGCTTTGAACAAGGAAGGCGACGACCCATTGGGCGTCAGCCTCCTGCGGTCAATCCCGTTCGTCTCGGACATTTGCCTGCGCATGGAAAACGCGGTGCGGCAGATGTGGCAGCGGCACGGGGCACCGAGTTTCCTGATTCTGCATACGGTGGACAGCGACATTCCGGTAAGTGACGAGCAACTCTCCGCGCGGCGTTCCGCGATAGAAAGCGCCTGGCACGACAGCCAGAAGGCGCGGCGCAATAACGAGGGCATCATCGACTTTACGGTGGCCTTGCAGGGCGGGCTGACCTTCCAGTCCATCGGCGCTGACGTGAAGGAGCTTGAGTTCTCGAACACGTATCGGGCGCTCACTGAGCAGATCGTGTCCAGCGTCGAACTTGCGCCGTTCATGCTGGGCTTGCAGTGGAGCACCACGGAGCGCCTGTCACAGCAGCAGGCGGACGCGATTATCGGCGCGATTGACGACTTCCGGGCGGAACTAAAGCCGGACTTCGAGCGCGTCATCGACTGGGTGCAGAGGGTCAAGGGGTGGCGCGGCAATGCCTATGTCGACTGGGAAGATGTCAACCTCCAGGACAGGCGCGAGACGGCGGAGGCCGAGCGCGTGAAAGCGGTTGCCGACACCACGCGTTTGCAGTATGCGCTGACAGCCTGGGCGAATGGGTTCATCGACCAGGACGGC